AGGATATTGTTAAAATTCGCGAAGAAATAATATCTAAAGGAGCAATGCTTCGTAGAGAATATCCTTTTTATGGTGAATTTGTAGAAGATAAAATTTCTCTTACAGAAGAACAAGCAGAAGAACAAGATGAAATTGAAAGTAATTGGGACGATAGAATAGAGGCTGAGAGCGTTAATGATGATGGAAGGGTTAATTTTAGAAAAAAAATGAACCTTTCAGGACAAAAGTCTGGAGAGTTAAGCCGATGGAGCGAATCAACTAAAATTAAATATACTTTCAAAGAAGTTGTAAAGGCAATAAAAGAAGGCAAAAAAGTTGTTGTAATAGCTGAAGGAGTTAATGAAACTACAATTACTGCAATTGACAAAGTTGTTCCTGGATTCCTTTCTGAATTGTCAAAAATGCTTAAAGCAGAAGGATATAAAGTAGCTGAAATTTTTGGAAAATCAGATAAAGGTGAGGCTAATGATAAATTTCAATCTAATGAAGTTGATGTAGTTTTAGGAACTGCAAAATCCGCATCTACAGGAATTGACTTAGACGATCAAAACGGAAATGCTCCAAGAGTGTTATTTATGGTTACACCTAACTACTCAGGAAATGTATTTCAACAAATATTAGGACGTGTATCACGAAGAAACACAAAATCACCTGCTCAAATAAGATTGTTGTTTAACGAAAGCAATATTGACGCAAGAAGAAAGCAAATTGTAAACGGTAAATTACAAACATTAAAGGCTATTCAAGAAGGTGTTATTGACGATGAAATAGAAATTGACATTCAAGAAGCTCCTGCGCCTTCTGCTGAAGTAACTGTTAATTTAGAAGGCATAACTCTTGAAGACATTTCTGAAAAAGCATTTGCGGTAAAAGGAGATAATACAAAATTTATAAAAGACGATATTAAAGCTCTTGGAGGCAGATATAATCCTAAATACGGTTGGATTTTTCCCAAGTCTAGAAAAGCAGAAGTTCAAGAAATGCTTAATAAACTTTCTGATAAAAACCAACCAAGCGAAGAGGCTAAAAAACTTTCAGATAAAGTTAGAAATCTTAAAATTGATTTAGGGAAAATGGGAGAAGGTGGCTTACAAAGCAATCCATTAGGTCTTCCAGTTGGTATTTGGAACGTTTCCATGGATATTATTGCTACTTCTATTGACGCAGGAATGGAAATTGGCGAAGCGATAAAAAAAGCCATTGCTTATATTGAAAAAAACAACAAAGGAGTTTTTGATAAAATAAAATTTGCAAACGTCATTAATAATTCTTTAGCAAATAATAACATTATTTTAAACGAAACTACAAGTCTTGATTTAAAACAAAAAAAAATACGAGGACGTTTTTTAAATGAAGCACAAGCAAATAAATTACAAAAAGAAATAGAAAGTAAATACGTTACAGACAAGCCTATTGAACTTTTTTCAAAAGAAAAAGATGATATTAGAATGGCTCTGTTTAATTATGAAAATCCTATAGCTGAAAAAAATTCTAATGGAGTTAACCTAAGAATTGCTACAGGATTAATAAGAACAAACGAAGAAGGTGTTAGAGAAAAAACATATTTACTTTATGCCGACGGAAAAATTGTCGGAGAGTTTTATTCTGTAGATGATGTAAAAAAAGTTATAAAGTTAATAGAAGATAATTTAGTTAAAGAAATTCCTGAGTTTAACAGTCAACAAATCAAAGATAATGTAAACGCCGAAGTTGACAGAATTGCTCAAAAAGTAAAAGACCTTCTTCCTGGAATAAAAGACCCTGATTTAAAACTTCAAGGACTTTCTCAAGACGATTTAATTGATTTAGTGGCTAATGCTGTAAAAGCGTTGATTAGCAAAGGAATTGATATAAATGACGCAATTCAACAAGTAGTAGCATCTATAAAAGAAAGATTTAATGTAGATGTTGACCAAGACCTTGTAAAAGCAAAATTAAATATTACTAATATTCCTCAAGATTTTGAACGCGAACAAGGTAGAAAATCTGTTGCGGGCAGAATGGCTTCTGGGAATAGCGCCATAATTAAAAGAGCAATCGCCAACAATTCTCTTGATTACGAAATTGAAAATCAAAAAGAAGCTAAGGAAAAGGCAGATGCGTTTGTAGATGAAGTAGGTTTTAATAATGCTTTAATTGCTGTTAGAGACGGATTAGTTGACGGAGGACAAGGTGCTTTTATTTACGCAAGAGCAATTGAAATATTAGAGCAAGAAATAAACACTTTAAAAGGCGAAGACAAGCTTGATGCGGTTGCCGATTATATGAAATTACTCGATGAAATAGCTGTTGAATTAGACCTTCGTTCAAGAAAATACGGTCAATTTATTTCTGCATTAGCTAATATTTATTATTCATCTAAAGGTCGTTATAATCTTACCAAAATGGTTAAAGATTACAAGGCAGAAAATAAAGGCGTGATTAGCAAAGAAGTCCTAGAAAAACTTAAAAACGTAGAGGAAAAACTTAAAGAAAGCGAAGCTAAATTAGCCGAATTAGAAACTAAAAAACGTATTGAAGAAGAAAACGAAGCGTTTAATAATATTCTTGAATCAGTTGCTCGCAGAAAAGCAATTAACACAAACGCTAAGATAACCGACAAACAAAAATTAAAAGCGTTTGCTGACAAACTTCGTTCTTTTAAAATTTCAAATTTAGGCGGAACTAATGTAGCAACTCCATATAGCGTTGTTTACGATTTAGCAATTGAAGCGGCAGCACAAGCACTTGAATTAACAGGAGCCGTTTCTGACGCCATAAAAGCAGGTGTTGAATCTATTCGAAAGGCTAATTTGTCAAAAGACGAACAGCAACAAGCCCTATCTGATTTGTTTGATTTATTTGATGATTCTGACGTTACTGAAAACACAAGTCAAAAAGGAATGATGTCGGTTAACGATGAAGGTATGTTACGTATTCCTCATTCGTTAATTAGAGAAAAAGTAGAAAACGGAATTGACAATATTGAAGATTTGGTTTCTGAATTAATGGCAGACGTAAAAGAATTGTTTCCTGATTCAGACTTTACAGAAAGACAAGTTCGAGATGCTGTTACTGGTTATGGTAAAATTTCAAACCCTACTTCTGATGAAATAGAAAATCAAATTTCCATAATAAAATCAATTGGAAAAATTGCTTCTGGAATAGAAGATGCCAATAAAGGACAAAGACCATTGCGCTCAGGACAACAACGTAGAGAACCTACTATGAAAGAGCGTACTGAAATGAAGAAATTAAAGGCGCTGTTAAGAGATTTACCTTTAGCTGATGCTGATATTACAAAAGCATATAAAACTGCCTTAGACGCTATTAAAAAACGTTTGTCAAATGAAATTGAAGAATTAGACGAGCAAATTGCTAAAGGAGAAAAAAGAAAAGGAGAAAAAAGCGTAATTGAGTACGATCAGGAAGCAAAAGACTTAAAAGCAATTCGTGATTCTAAAAAAGCAGAACTTGACGAACTTGTTGGTAAGCCAGAATTGACCGACCAACAAAAAATTGATCGCGCAGAAAAACTTCTTCAAAAAAGGTTAGATGATTTACAGCAAAAAATAGATAGTAACGAAATTGATTATGCTAAAAAGCCTGAGCCTGTAACTTCTGCCAATTTAGAAGATATGCGTAAATTGAAAAAAGAGTTAGATGCTCAAATTCAAAAAATGCGAGAGGACGCAGGAATGGCCGAGGCAAGGTTAATTGAATCTGCAAAACGTAACGCTTCTAAAAGACTGGCTACTTTAAAAGAGCGAATTGCTAACAAAGATTTTAGTCCAAAGAAAAGAAAACCTACACCAACCGATGTAGAACTTAATAAAATAAGAGCTGAAATTGCAGAACAAAAAGAAATTTTTGATAAAGAAGTTTACAAATTAGAACTAAAAAACAGAAGGATAGAGCAAAAAGCATTTGATGTTTTAAAAGATATTTTATCTGTTCCTAAAATTCTAAGTTTTACCGTTGACTTAAGTTTTGTTGGTATTCAGAACGTTACTCAAATTTACAAAATGAGTGCAAATTCGTTAATTAATTTAGCGAAAACAGGTAGGCTAAAAGGAACGTTTAGAGAGGCAATGGCAAAAACATTTAAAGCAATGGCTAGTCCTAGCTTTGAACAAAAATACATGCAGGCGGTAAAAGCAAATCCAAACTATCAATTATGGAAAGATTCTAAATTAGGAATTGTAGAATCTCACTATAAAGAATCTGCTAAGGCCGAAGTTTTTCAAAACAATTTAGTAACTACATTGTTTGATATTTTAGGAAACTATGTAGCTTCAAAAGGATTTGATAAAACAGGAGACATTATCAAAAACTACATAAACGTTATTAGTATTTTTGAAAGAGGTCAAACGGTTTTTGAAAATCAAATGAGAATTAATCGTTTTCAAGAAGGTGCTGATTTACTAAAAGCGCAAGGATTTAATCCTATTGACGATATTAAAGAGTATAAAAAAGTTGCTGCTGCGGTAAACACATTGACAGGTAGAGCTAATACAGGAAGTAAGTTTGCTGCCGCGGCAAGAGAAGCAAACGGAACATTATTTTCGTCATTTTCAAACTGGGCGGCAGGGGTAAATCAATTGAATCCATATTGGTATTACACACTTACTCCAACTGCAAGAAAAATGGCATTAACCGATGTTGCGCATCATATTGTAGGGGCAGGTTCATTACTTAGTATGGCTGCGATATACGCTTTAGGACAAGACGATGATGATGAAAATAAAGTTACTGTAGAAACAGATCCTACAAGTTCTGATTTTGCGTTAATTAAAGTAGGTAATTTACGAATTGACCCATGGGCAGGTAAGAAAACTACAGTAGTTGCTTTTGCTAGATTAAGATATGCTGAAAAAAAAGACAAATACGGCAATTTCAAAAAATACGGATTTGAATATGAAGATGAAGATTGGATTGATTTACCATTAGAATATGTCGGAAACAAAATTGCTCCAGGTCCAAGATTTGCTATTGACCGTTTCTTTAAAACTAAAAAAGTAGAGTATCAAGGAAAATCATTTAGAGAAGATAAATATGGTGTGGACTTCAAAGAATCTAAATACCTAGTTCCACTTATTTTTGAAAACTTTAGAGAAGTAAACGAAGAGCAGCCTAGTTTATTTGGAAAAGCAACAATGGCTTTATCTTGGACAGGGATAATCAACACAAATGTATATGGCGGAATGAAAGAAGGCTTTAAAGATATGCCTGATGATTTGATTGAAAAAGAATACAAGGTAAAAATTCAAAAAATAAAAGACGATGAAAAAAAATTAGAATTTAACGTCGATAAAATGACTAAGGAGTACGTTGAGAAGAAAATCAACAAATTTCAAATTATGCAAAAAGTAGATTCTTTAGCAGAAGGAGATCCTGAGTTATTTAATAAAACAATGAAATCTATAATACAAAAAGTAAATAAAGAAGAATTAAAAACTTTGGTTACTGATCCGTTTTACTTAGGACTAAAAAAAGAAAAAAATCCAAAAATTCAAGCAATTCTTTTCTATAGTAAATTTAAAGATGATAAAGGAATGTCTGACAAAGACAAAAAGGAAAGAGATAAAAATTTACGATACGTAGAATTTGATTTAAGTCCTGAATTTATTAGGGCATATCAAGAATTAAAAAACACTAAAAAGAAACCCATCAATTAAGATGGGTTTTTTGTTTTATAGTTTTTATTTAATTTCTTGTAAAGTAAAATAGCTTTATCTTTTTCTTCAGCAGGAAGTTTATGCACGGCGTAAGAATATGAATTGGCAAATTTATTAGTTTTTTTATCTAAAACTCTATTTAATTTCAATCCATGCTCGTTGTTTAATTCGCTAATTCTAGTTCGAAAAGACGCTAAATAAGCAAAATCAAATAGCGACACATACCCTTGAAGTATTAAAGTCAATAAAATTTCTTCTGTGTTTGTTGTAGGGTATTCATAACCCTCAAATAATTCAATTTGTGTTCCCATTTTTATTTAGATTTAGATTAATATTCAAATACACAATATTCTTCTTCGTAAATAGCTAATTCTAAATTGATTTGATTACGAAGTTCGATGCGTTGTTTTAGATTATATGTTTTGTCTACTGATTTTAACTTAGAAACAATTTTACGCGCTTTTAGCGTTAGTTCGTGGTAATCCTCATTAGTATATGGTAATTTAGGAGTTCGTCGCAATTCGCTAATAAAATCCATGTAATTCTGACCATATTCTTTTACTAATCCTTCGCGAAGTAAACCGTCTTCGTTTTGAAAGTGATTTGATTGTGCCGACTGCCGGTGTATATTATGGCAATTGTACCGGATTGTTTGATTACTTCCTCTAGAAAATATATGTCCTGCATGTACTTGGTTTGAATAAATTCCTTTTGCTAGACATGGCAGGTCTTGGTCAATTAGCCGAACTATAAAATTTACTTCATTCTGGAGTTCGTTTTTCCAATTCGTAATAGCATCTCGAAGTTTCTTTTTTTCTTCAATAGACTTTTTACGATCTTCTTTCTTCTTAACAATCTTGTTTTTTTCTACAATTTTCATAGCGTAAGAAACCTTACAATCATACTTGTCGCAAGTTGGCTCCAAAGAACTTCTTTTAGGAGTAAACCTTTCTTGACAAATTTTACACTTTTTAGTTATCGATTTCATCTCTACTAATTATTTCAACTTTAAAAACAAAACTTCTACGTTTCTTCGCTAATTCTATTGCTTGTTCATCATTTTCTGCATAGACTTCAATATTCTCAAAGTCTTTTTCATCTTTACCATAACGAAAGTGTATTGTAATTTTGTGATTTTTCATAATTTTTTTTCATCAAAATAAAACTTCATAATCAATATTGCAATTACTACAAATATTCCAAATATTATTGGCTGCGTTCCCATGTTACTTTTTTAAACAAATTATTTTTCCGTTAATTCCTTGTCTTACGACTATTTTTTTTTCTTTGTGAAGCTCGTTGAGAAGTATTTTCAATTCGCGAATTGGAAAATGCAAAATATTCACTAAATCAGCAACAGAAATTCCCTGAGAAGTGCTATCGTCTTTTTCTTGTAAAAGTTTTAGTATCTCTAGCTTCATTTTATAATTAATCTTTTACGCTTTAAATAATCCAAATAAGGCTTCATTTTTTCTTTTTGAGACCATTCTAAAATAGTTTGTTCAAGCATCGCTCTATCCATTGATTTTGCCATTTCATCAATATAATTTTCAGCTTTTATTTTTCTCTCCTGGTCCTCTTTTTGTTTTCTAATTTTGGCGTAATAAATTTCAACTGCATTATTTTCGTCTTTCAAAGATTCATTTGTTTTTTTATTCTGGCGCTCTACTTCAATGTATTTTTTGTCAAGATATTCTGGAAACCATTTTGCTAATACATTTTGGCCGTCTAACTTATAATCTTTTCCGTCACCGATAATTCCTTGCCTAACTTGTTTTAACATCAACACGACGTCCTCAATCGTTTCGTATGGATATTTTTCTACAATATCTGAAGCTAATAAAGCTGCTTGCTGATCCGTCAATGATTTTCCAACATTAAAATTAGAATTAAATCTTTTTATCAAGTAACAAATTGCTGTAATTGTATTTATTTCGCCAACTTCTTTTTCAAGTTTTCTTAAATTGGTTCCGTTAATTGCATTTAACAAACTTAGGTTTTTTTCAAAAACAATTAAACCTACCTCATCTTGTGATCCCAAACATCGCATTAACTGCGTTGACTGCTGATTGCTTATGGTCGGCATCTGACTTATCTCTATCTTGTTTTCCATTTGTGCTGTTTTTTAAATTATCTACCCAGTTATGCTTAAAGCTACTCCAACTATTTGAAACCGCTATTTGGAGCATTTCGTTAATATTACAATTTCTGCTTTCCATTTCGTTTATAAAAGTTTTAAATGCGGTTTCTGTGTTAGATGCTTTTTTATTTTTTCGAACTAAAAGCCAATCGTCAACTAAATTTTCAAAAAAACCATATTCAATTAATTCTAAACGAAAATTAAATTTTTTTTGTGAAGCAACTATAATATCTTTTTTTGTTTCTTTTTTTAAAAGAATATCATTATCATTTACATTATCATTTACATTAACACTATCATTAACATTTACATTTACATTTACATTATCAGTAGACGAAATTGAACGCTCGTTAACGCTCGTTGCATTTCGTTTACGAACTTCAGCGCTCCTTAAACCTGCTTGTTTACGTTGTTCTAATTGAGATTCCCATTTTGATAAATCTCTTTTTAATTGCATTTTAATAGGCTCAAAAGCAATATTTAAAAGAAGTTCTTCGCTAATTGGATTTTGTTCATTCACAAAAGCGTATATATGCTTAAATAAACGTCCAGCTACATCATCAGGTAGTTGGTTTACTAAACCTTGACTATCGGAATAAAGTACAAATGATTTTTTATTTTCAAACATTATTAACCTCGCTTTCTGTAATTTTATTAATTTCAGTTCGAAGTGTTTTAGCAAATTTAATTGCAGTTGATTTATCTAAATGTACACAAACTCCAGATGTATTTGTTTGCTTTTCGTCTCTACAATAAATAGATATAACTCCATTTAATTTATGAACATCAATAAACGTAGAATCGTCGTTACAATCAACAAAAGATAAAAGATATTTTGCCATAATAATAAAGGTTTTTAAGATACCAGTAAACTATTAAAATTGAAAATCCGACACAGTCAGCGTATTGTGAGATTTCGCTTTCCGTATCGGATTTTTATAATATTTTAAGGCGTAATAAATCTCACTAAATTACAGAGCAAATATATAAAGAACTTTTAATCTACCAAACAATCATGTAAAAAATTCAATTAATTCTAAAACTATTTTACTTTTAAAATATCAAAAGTAAAGTTAGAATACATTTTTATTTGATCTACACGAACGGTAATTATATCTCCGCCATCACATAAAGCAACGGTCCATAAATCATTTTCAAACGTTCCGCCAGAAGTTACATAAATTGCCATACCTTCTTTTCCGTTTTCTTTTACAACTACTGGAATTGGGTTTTGAAATTCTAACATCATAATTTGCTAATTAAAAGGGTGGGTCTGACATGTCGTGATCTATATTATCTACAAAACTATTTGTTTGATTAGCTTGCGGATATTCCATAGGTGAAGTTTGCGTTGTAGCTGTATTGTTATGTTGAGCGCTTTCTCTTTGTATGCGCCAGGCGGTAAGTCCAATATAGTATTTACCATTGTATTCAGAACCTCGAAGATTCGCGCTTACCACAACAATATCTCCAACACTAAAATTTTGCAAATAATCTGTTTTATCTTTTAAGAAGTCTATTGGAATGTCGGTCGGGTATTGCCCGTCTTCAGTTACTACAACTTGAATTTTTGTAAATCCACTATCAAATGTTTGTAATTCGCCAATTAATTTTATCTCTCCTTTAATTTCTACTGTCATTATTTTATTTTTAAATATTAATATATGTTTTTCTTCTTAAAATATTACTCATTGCGGTTTGACTTATATCGTAATCTTTTGCAAGCTCTGAATTTTTAAAACCAATTCTATGTAATTCTCTTACCTTTAAAACATCTTCATTTTTTAATTTTGACATATGATGTTTTTCGCAAGTATTTGGGTTGCACAAACCATTTTTTACAGCATGTATTTGGTTATATTGATTTGTACACCATTCTAAATTTTCAACTTTATTATCTGCTTTAATGCCGTTAATATGGTTTACTTGAGGTAAATTTAATGGATTAGGAATAAAAGCTATTGCAACTAATCTGTGCGCGCCAGTTGTAAATGATTTTTTATTTAAATATAATCTAACTCTCGAATATCCTTTATAACAAATATGCTGTTTTAAAGTTCTTCCCGTTTGTTTACCACTACCTACTCTTCCTTTACAATAATGGTCTATTGATTTAACATTTCCTAAATTACTGACTTGATAAATTTCTTCATAGCCAGGAACGTCTTTCCAAATTTCTTTTTGATTTTCCATAAGAATAAATACCCGTAAAGCAACAAAAGGCTATCCGATTGGCTAATTATTAGCGAAGTGGCAGTTGAGGTTTACGGGATTTATTTGATGTTGTCATTTTTAATCAGATAGCAGTACAAATGTACGAAAAAATTATATTTGGTTCAGCTTAATTGAATTATAATATTCCAAAGCCATAGGAATTTTTGCAAGCAACGCCTTTTCTTTATCTAAATCTCTTTGAATAACAAACGTTTTTACTCTTTCTTCTTTAGTGTAAGCAGGATTGTCGGAAAAAATTAAATTACGCCTTAATTGGTCAAAAAGGGGTTTAACTGATTCTTCATCAATATCAATAATGCCGTATCTGTTTTTAACTTTCCAAATTTCATTTTCAAATAAATTTTCTGGACAATCAGTCAACACATAATGCAAGTGAAATTCTTCAGCATCGTAAAGGTGCATATAAGTTCTTCCCTGCCATTCGTAAATTGTATTTAATTCTCCAGACATAAATGTTTTTGGAGACCAAGAGCATTTTATATCCTTAATGACTTTTTTGCCATTAATAACGCAATTAATATCACATTCTCCTGTAATATTTCCAACAGTAACTCTTTCTGTATTTTTCATTGTAAAAGACAAATTTTCAACATCAGAAACAAGGCCAATTCCACTATCTTCGTTTTGAAGACCTTTCATTACTTGCTTACTTTTAAGCTCTTCGTAGTAACCTTTTTTATTGAATAGCCACATAGATTCAATGTATCTTTTAGCGGTGTCTGAAAGTTGAGGTGGAGCATCACGTTTTAATTTTAACTCCATGTATAACTTTCTTTGAATTTCGGTTAAAGGCTTACCATTGTTTATTATTCTATCTTCAAAATCATTTAAAGTAGTTAATTGATTATCTGTTATTACCGCACCCATTTTTTCAACCATAAGCGCTCCAATTCCAGAAGCGCGAAATAAAACTTGTTTACTCATATTATTTAGATTTAATAATTAATTCTTTCTTTTTGTCGTCATACATAACAATTAAGTCAAAATCGTCGTCTGATACCGCAGGCAAACATTCTTCAAGTTGTTCAATTGTTTTTGATTTTTTAATATGTGCAACAACTCGTTCTCTTTCACTAGCTTTGTTTACAGCGTCTATATCAATCACTACTTCTTCGTGATCTACATATTGTGTTTCTACATCTACTGTTTCTTCAGTAGAATTGGCAAATTTGTCATTTTTAATCACCGCTTGGTCGGAAATAAGCGCTTTCTGAACAGAAGTTGACAACGGCGCGTCTTTAGATAAGTGCAATTTAATAACCGTTTTAGAAGCCATTTTTTCAAACATATCTTTCCATAGCCCAGTTCCAAACTTTTTGTAAGTCTGCGAGAATTTTTTTGCGTGAAGTTCAACTTCTTCTTTGGTCATGTAGAAAGTACTTTCAAAACCATTTTGAAGTTTGAAGTAAGAAATAAATCCGACAACTGGCTTAGTTAATCTTTCTTTATCATCTTGAATCCATCTGAATTTTATTTCTCCAGTCATTCTGTCTACAGATTCAATTTCGCCTTCTCGAACATCAGAATCATTCATTTTTAAGAATTGTCCTGATCGCATTGCGAGTTGCTTGAGTCCTTTGGCCGAGATTTGAAACTGAACCATTGTTTTATAAGTGCCGTCGGCTTGTTTTGTATTAAACGGAACTAAGAAGCTGTGGCCAATACTCGGGTTAATTGGTAAATCTAGCGTGGCAGCCATTAAAGCAGCAGTATATAGCGAGTTTTGATCCGCATTTGCTAATTGGCCATTGGAATTTACTACAGAAAGAATTGACGTAACAAAAGCAACACCTTTGTCTTTGTCGCCTAAAACTTCTGCGAATTTATTTTTAATACCATCTGAGTTAAGAAAATTAGATAGCGCTTTTACCCCAACTACAGGAGCTTGATTTGTTGTTGTTAAGTTTGACATGATTTACTTTTTAAATTGGTTTAAATATTTACTTTCAATTCTTGGCGATTTCCCAACCATGATTTTAGGAATGGCGCCGTTTTTAATTTTTAGATTTATAGTGCTGCGAGATACTCCAGACAATTTAGCAAATTCACTAATTGAATAATTGCGATTATCTTCATTTTTCACATTGATAACAATTGTATCTCCTGGATTAACTTCTATTATTTTTTCTGACATAGCTATTGTTTTTTAGTCGGAACATTGTAATTTTTTTCAAGCCAAGAAACAAAAACTATCGTATCGTCGTACTCGTCTTGAACATTATGTTTTTCAAATTCATCGTAAATGCTATTCCAGGTTTCTTCAATATCTTCAACTAGAACGTCAAAAATAATAGGACTTGTAACAATTATCCCTTTAACGTCTACATCTTCTTCGTGGTAGTTTTGATTGTCTATTACGTTTAAATCAATAGCTTCTTCTTCTAATTTAGCTTCTTCTTTACGCTTAGCTTCTGCTTGTTTTTCCTCAAATTCTTTTTTCTCTTTTTCAAATTTCTCTTGGGCAATTTGATTATTTTTGGCAATTTCTGCTTGTTCTTTAGTGAATTTCTCATGAGCAATTCTTTGTTCCTCTGCCTTAGAAACAAATTCTATTTGCGAATGCAGTCTTTTTTCGGCTGAATTGTAAATTTCTTCATAAGCCGAAACATAATGCCTTAAATTGACCAATTTTGATTTGGCAAAAACAGATTTCACATCAGCAATATCAGAAACAGAAAGCAAATCAATGTTTGCGGACCAAGTGCGTTGCCATTCTTGAATAAAATATTGTTCGGCATTTTTTTCTTCAATTACTAAACCGTCAATACGGATTTTTTCCTGCTCTTGTAAAACAGAAATTTTTTCTTTAAGGTACAACGAAAGCTCCTCAACTTTTAACGGAAACAAAGATTCAAATTCTTGAAAAAAGGTTGCGTCAAATTCAGTATATGATTCATGAAAATTCGAAGCCACTTCTTCTATTTTTGCAAAAGTCATTAAATTAAAAGCATCTTTCCAACTAGCAACGTAATCGTTAATTTCTCTTTTAATATTATCTATTCGCTCTTGTTCCAGGCGTAACTTTTCTTTACGCTCTTGCTCTTTCTTTTCTTCCCATACATCAACTTTTGCTTGACGTTGATTTTCGGCAGATTTTACATTTTCAATAAGAAAATCGTATTCTTTTTTTACAGAATCAATTACAATTACCTTTAGCTTGGTAATTACTTCTTTAGATTCTCTTTCAAGTCCGGTTCGAAGTGTTTTTACAGCGGTTCTTGATTTTTTCATTTCCTCATAAGAAGCGATGTCTTCAACTTCTTTAATTGGATTTGCCTTGATCACCTCGGCGATAGCTTCTTTTTTACCTTGCAGCTCAGGTAAATATTCAGACCTGAATTTTGACAAGTCCATAATTTCGGTTTCTTGCTTTTTTGCCATTTTTAGTTTGATTTTAAATTTTTATTAGCGCAAAGATAAAAATACTTTCTGATAATCGGACAATAATTGTATTATTTTTTATTGAAAATTGTATTTTATAACTCGGAGTAGAATATTTCTTACATTTATAAAGTTACTTAAAACATTGAATTGTTAGTGTTTACAATACAATCGGAATAGGATTATGCTTTTTAAAATAAAATTGTATCATAATTGTATTATTTAATCAAAATTGTTTTTTACATTTGCGCCAATCATTAATAACAATTAAAATTTAAAAACATGAAAAAAATTATTATTGCGCTATTCGTAGCAACAAGTTCATTTGCTCAAACAACAACGCCTTTTGTAATTGAGCATTGCGTTGATAGAATGACTGACAGAGAGTATTATTTCACTAGGAAAAAATTGATTTGCGCCAACGAGACCAAGACAAAGGGATTCACTATAACTCCAGATTTTAGAGCTGACGGAAATTCGTTTATTAATAGCGGATTTACTTGTAAAAACGTAAACATAGGTAATTGTGATGAAAATGACGATCTTATCATATTGTTTGATGATAATAGTAAAATCTCACTTACTTCTTGGAACAAATTTAATTGTGAAGGTAATGCGTATTTCAATTTTTCAGATGAAGATTTGGCTCAATTGTCAACTAAAAAGGTAAGCTCAATTAGGTTTACAAACGGCAGAACATACGAAAGTCTTACGGTTAAATTAAAGATTGAGCAAAAAGATTATTTTATTAAAGCATACACCATGCAAAAAGTTGTAGAGATTGACTGCTCAAAATAAATATAATGCGAAACAAAAATATGATTGAGCCACAAAATATGCAATGCGCGCAAACGAATGTTATGCAGCGGTGTGGGTTGTTTGAAGGAAACGCTATGGATTTGCTTTTTGATTTAGAAGATCATAGCGTAGATTTGACAATATTAGATCCCGATTATCAAGATTGGGATAAACTTTGCGAAGAAGGATTAATTTGCGAAGCTGTAAGAGTTACTAAATTGACTGGAAATATTATTTGTTTTACAAAACAGCCATTTGATTTTAATTTAAGAAACGAAGTAAACCATATTTTTAGACGCGAAATAATTTGGACTTTTTCAAACGGTGGAGCTTGGGTAAGTAAAAAAATGCCTTTAGTATCATTCCAAAAAATATTCTGGTTAACATTATCAAAAGAATTTTATATCGACGTTAGAACAGGATTAGATTACAACGAAAATACAAAAGATATGAAAAGATTAAGTAAGGTTTTTGGCGATTGGAAAGAAGAAGGAAAAGAATTTGAAAAATCAAAAGAAGGAACTTGGATAAGGGATCACTACCATTTTAATAAACCGCATACAGGTAAAATACCATCAAAACCGAAGGATTTAATCAAAATATTAATTAAATGCTTTTGCCCTGAAAATGGAGTTGTTTTAGATCCCTTTTTTGGCAGCGGAATAGTTGGCGATGTGTGCAATAAATTAAATAGAAATTTTATTGCGTTTGAAATTGACGAACAAAGGGTAAAAATGTTCAATGATAAGCAAAGTGCTAATACTTTCTGCTTATGAATATAGTTTTCAATTTGCAAACCGGAAAAAAAAGTAATCAACTGATGATTCGGCTTTATAAAAATAAATTTGACGTTAGTTGTGGTATTGGAATTGGCCTAGATTTTTGCGACTGGAACCAACAATTACAATCGTCAAATTCGCCAATTATCAACCAAAAGCTATCTGAACTAAAGTCAAACGTTTTAAAGGCCTACAACGAGAGTTTTATCCAAGGAACAATAATAGATAAGCAATTTGTAAAAAACATCATTTGCGAGTGCTTCAATCGTCCTACAAAGGAAATATCACAAGTTAATTCAGATGTATTTATTTATTATTCTGATTTCGCTAATAATTGGCTCAACACGAAAGCGGATCAATGGAAAATTTCGGCCAAACAAACCATGCCTAAGTATTTGAAAAAGCAATACGAGGACTTTTTAGATTTGTTTTTGGATTACGAGAAAATGCTTGATTCTAAATTAGTATTGAAGGATTTGTGTATTGACGATTTTTACAATTTTGCCAATTACCTGGAGGACGAAGGCTACAACCCAAGCACTATAAAAAGAATGCTGTCTAGAATGAAGTTTTTTTGCGCCAGGTGTAGCGAAGAAGGAATAAAAGTTTCTTCAGCATTTACGCAGCGAGTTTTTGTAGATGATGATAGCGGCGATATTGAAGGCGTTTACTTAAACGAGGAAGAAATCGATAGAATTTTCAATTTAGATTTAGATCACGATTTTGTTCTTGATAATATTCGGGACAATTTTTTGATTAGCTGCTGGTCTGGATTAAGAATTTCTGACTTCTTATACAATCTAAAAACCGACAATATAAAAGACGGATTCATTTCAATTAAGACACAAAAAACTAAGTCTTTTGTCAAGTTGCCTATTCATGCTCACATAAAATTTGTTTTAGACAAACGCTTTGGCCAATTGCCAAAAAAAATGTCAGCTACCGAGTACAATAAGCAATTAAAGGTAGTTTGCCAATTAGCCGGAATAGACAATTTAGTTTACGGAAAAGTCTGGAATCCAATAACCAAAAGAAAAGAACGTAAATACTTGCCAAAACATGCTTTTTGCACCTCACACATAGGCAGAAAGTCTCTGTGTACTAACCTAGCGGGTAAAGTTCCAAAAGAATTAATTCAAAACATATTTGGTTGGGCCGATTCTAAAATGATAGATTACTACAATCAAACTACAAAAACCGATTACGCAGAAAAGCTACAAGAATATTGGAACGCTAAAAAATAAAAACAAAAAAAAACCTTGACTGACAATCAAGGTTTTTTATTAGGTTCTGTTTTGCTAATTATGGTTGTACTGAATCGAATCTATAAGCGCTGTTGCAGTAATATTCTTTTTACTATCTAAGTTGTACTGAAACATACTTTGGTGCGTTGTGTACGTAGGAAATCCTAATACGTCTACTCCGGTTTGAAAAGTGCAACTTGTTGTTTCAAATCTTTCTGTCAAGTTTTTTGTTTGAATTACTTTAAGTTCTAAGTCTTTTACTAATTTGTAAAGTTGTTCTTCTTTGCCGATCCATTGACTTTTAAGGAATAGTTTGCCGCCAGGGGTTATCTTTGGCTTGTCAGAATTTTGAAACTCAATACATTTAATATACCTATTAAGTAATTCTTCTAATTTTGGAATTGATTTTTTCATAAAATTTAAAGTGTAGATTCGCTAATTAACTCCTTAAGAACTTCAAGCTGATAGCCGCCAATATTTGAAGGAATTACCTTTGTGTTATTGTAAACGTTCAAAGCATTCGTGATCAATTCCCTGGACTGTCTTTTAATCAAAAGAGGTTGATGTATCTTATTATTCAAATGCGGTTTGTTAGGATTGATTTTTCCTAAATTTTGGTAAACTTTTGTCTGTTCAATTACAGATGATGCAATAAGGTCGTTTGAGCTCATTTTGTTTTAAGTTACTTGGGTTTTCAAATATTCAATTTGTTTGCTTAAAATTTCAAAAAACAAATTTCTTTTTCCTTTGTGTGTGTCAAGGTTTTTTGCAAAAACATCTTTTTCAATAAGCAGTATTACTTTTTTGTCTATTTCTATAGTCGCGTACTTCTCAAATCTGCCAATTACTCCGGCGTCAAGACATACAACGTCACCAAAAATACTATTTCTTTTAAGAATAGTAAAAACATTTCTCTCAAATCTTTTGGATCCGCGCTCGTTATCAACATCGCAGATCCGGTTGGTTACAATTATTTTCATAAGATACAATATAAAATTATTACAGCAATAATAAACAAAAATCTAAATATTACTTCTTTTTTTTCACTTGATATTTTCATTCTTCGATTAATTTTTTAAGACTACTTTTTTGATTAGTTGAAATTTCTACAATTGGCAAATTAAAAGCCGGATCGTGTACACAAGATAAGTTTGTATAATTTGGTAATTCACGAATTGAGGCAATCCATTTCATCTGAATTGCCTGGTTGTGTTTGTCTATTACTTTTTTCATCATTGCATTCCTAAGATTTTTTTAATTGACTTAATTTCTTCAGGAAAGAACTGCGAACTTTTTGTATTAATTACGTAATTCATTCTAGAAGTGGTAATATAGCATTTTGAAGCTAGTTCGTGCAGCTCTAATCCCAAGTAAGACAATTCGTCTCGGATCCGTTCTCTAAATTCAACATGATCAAAGCCAATAATACTTTCGTGAATTTCAAATTGCTCTACTAAAACCTTATTGATTTTAGATTGATAGTATCTGTATTGTGTTTTGTTAGCGGCCATTTTCGAAGTTCTTAAGAAATTTGAGTGTTCCTAAAATAAACATTGACAATCCGCCAATTGGAACCAGGAGAAACCAACGATCCCAATTCCAATACTCAGCAGCTAAAAAGCCGCAAAACAAAAATGTAAGTCCAGCGGACATTAAAATTAGACTATTTTTCATAATTATTGATTTTGTTGATTATACCATTTAATAAACTCTACTACTGCTTTATATGTTGCTTGTAGTTTAGTATCCTCTAGTTCGGAATAATAATTTTTTGAGCTAGTTTCTATGTAGCATACGTTTTCTCGTATCTCTACTATAACTTTTAAACTCTCAATCTTCTCAACCACTTCCATTAACCAATTCCAATCGGAATGAAATTTCATTTCTATTGGCGTTATCAATACGTTTTTCTCTTTATTAAAACACTCCCAATTTTGAATATACTCTTTATTGTCTATGTAAACTTTTGTAACTCCGTTATTTTTAAGATGGTTTTCAAACCCCATAAACTCGGCTATCAATTTGTTGTTTTCTGTTGTGTTCATTTTTATTTAGTTTTTAAGTTCAAAAATTAAGTTGTCTATTTTCGAGTGAGAATTTATATAATCCTGGATTGTTTTGTCGGTGTTTTTAAAACGATAATTAAATGATTTTTTTACTTCATTACCCTTGTTTTTAAACGTTGACTTGCTTTTTTCGGTAATTGGACTTTTAATAAGACTTAGCTTAATATACTTATCGAAAAAGTCTTTTTTTGCGTGGCTGCATTCAGCTACTTTTTTATTGTTAATAGTCCAAAAACCGTCTACAATTTTAATCTCTATTTGATTCTTCATGGTTACTTTATTTTAAGTGAGTAATTTGTTCTGTTTTCCGTAAATTGTAAGGAATTGCGTCAAGCTCGTAATCGATTGTAAAACCTATTTTTTCTAGATCGTTTTTTAGATCCTCACAAGCAATATAATCAAATTCATCTAAGATATATAAGTCAAGCACTTTGCTTACTTCTTGCGGTATTTTTTCGGGTGTTTTGAATAGGTCTTTCATGATGTTGGTTTTTTAAATTTTTTAATTGCTAATGACGAAAACAATCCGACAAAAATTTGCCCTTTTAAACGATCGGATATTTTATTGCCGTTGCAGTCTACTTCGTACCAAAAACCATATCCGTCTCCGTCTCCGTCGTATCTTAATAAAGCGCCTTTATTAGTTTTGTAAGTATGAGCTGTAAATTGGTTTTTTGTATGTGTGTTTTCCATAAACGACGGCGTAAATATGACTTTTTCGCCTTTTTCATTATATTGATAGTTGGTAACAACAAATATTCCATTACGGTCGCTATAATCTAATTTACCTAGTTTTTTCAGGTGTTTTTTAGCATATTGCATTGCTTTTTTTTCGTCTTCTGTTCTGTAGAGAAATTGTGCTAAATTGTATTTAGAAACGCTATAACAACCTTTGTAAATTTCTTGTACTGAAAATTCGTGTTTGCCGTGCATAATTGTATTTTTCATTTTTTTATATTTTTAAATTAAACTATTTGAAGCAATAATCCTGACTTCATACAATCCGTTACAATAAACCTGGACGTTATTGTATTTTTCGTAAAGTCTGTGTCTTTTTTCTTGCGCCTTTCTAATTTCCGTTTCGGTCTCGTATGGCATTGTGTAAACGATTTCTTTTTTGGTTTTCATGATGTTAATTTTTAAAATTGATTTAAATTTTGTTTTTGTAAGGCGCGTCATTATAAGATTGATAATTGCAATTTTTGCAAAGGTCCTGATCGTTGTCCACGTCAAAATCCATTTCTTTTTTTGGGAAATGTTCGTGACAACAATTACACATAAACTTAGGTTCGTTATTTTTTTTCATTTCTTAAGAATTATAGATTAAATAATTAGCTACGATATAAATTAAGAACGTGTATAAATACAACATTCCAATACTTGCGTTTCTTTTACTGTTGTTAAATTCAGAATTTTTCATTTTTCTATTCATTAAATAGGATCGCGTCCCGGTTAGCATTTAATTTAATAGTTTCAAAATCTGACTTCTCACAAGCAATAAAAAATAAATTGACCTTTGTATTGTCTAAACAATAACTTTGCTTAATTGCAGCCAAAAAATCGTTTTTAGTTTGCGTTTCATTAGTAACCAGGTGCGCAAAGTTGCGCACTTGGTCTTGGAATAGAAAATTTAGGTTTGTCTGTTTCATTTTTTTAGTTTTAAAATTAAAATTTATTTCCTTCTTCTGTAAATTCGTATTCGTTGGATTCTATTTCATCTGAGATATATTCATCGGAGTACATATAATCTTCTTCCTTTTGTAAAGTCGATCGCATTGCGTCAAAACACTCGTTTAATAGGTCCTCAAAATTTGTGCTACCAAAAGTTCTTAATTCTAAAAAATCGTAAATTGGCCCCATAATATCATCATCATAGCACATTCCGGTTAAATTGCAATTCTTTGCAACCTTGCAAATATTTGAGTAATAAGCAGAATAAAATAAACCTTTGTTTGGTCCGTTTTTTATTTCCGTTTGTTTTCGCATTCGGTGAAAAGGTTTTAAGTCTTTTGAGTTAACGCCTGATTTTAAGTATTTTCTTTTGTACAAAGTATCTCCGAAATTGTTTAAAATATACTTTCTTAATCTCAAACCGGTTAATTGTAAAATATCATCATCGATATTTGAAGTATTACAATCTAACCAGGACCTGAACCCGCTTTTTACGTCAAATGCAGCACAAAACGCCTTAACAGTACTTTCCGCGTCGCTGTAAATAAAATCGAAAGTTAAATTATTGTTTCTGTAGTTTTCGATTGCAATTTCTTGAGCTTTTTTACTAAGTTCCTCAAATTTGTAGATTTTTGTTCTTATTGTTCTCATGGTTTTTCCGTCTTTTTAATCTGAAGCGGCTAACAGCTTTTAAATAGATTTTATTTTTAGTAATTAATTAAATGGTTTTATATCGTCTCTATTTCCTTCTTCCGGAAAACATTTGTAGACTATTTTTGGTAAATTGTAGTTTTTATTTTGTTCGTTTATTACCGGAATAAATTCGCATTGATAAACAAATGAATTAAAACCTTGGTTTTTTAATTTTGATCCGTTAAAAATTAACGGTACTTTTTTATCTGAAATATCGATATATTTTTGGCCTTGAATTAGTTGTGAATGCTGCATAATTAAATTTGAATTAAAATAGATTTTATTTATTAAAAAATTGTTTTGTTAGTCCGTTTGTTGATCCTTGAAAAGTTGCAATTACTTTTGTTGGATTGCTTACCTCTAAAAAAATATCGTTGCTATTGTTAATTATTACTTCATAATAACCGCGTTTAACCAGGTGCAAACTTTTTTGAGTTGATCCGCTACATTGATAAATAGTATCTCCGGCGCTTTTGCTTTTGTCAATTAAAATTAAATTTCCAGGACCTTGAAAAATTAAGGTACATTTTTCGGTCGGGTAAAGTTCGGGCGCCTGAATAGTTTCTTTAATTTCGGGCGCCGTGCAGCTTGTTAAAATTGCTAAAGTCGGGAGTAAAAAATATTTTTTCATGATTGTATTAAGATTGAAATAATTAAGATTAAAAAAGTTGATAGGGTAAATTTTATTTTTGCGTTGGTTCCTGGATCCGTTTTTTTACTTTTCATTTTCCCAAATTTGAAGAACGTTTTTAACGTATTGATTTTTTAGCTCTAATGCCTTCTTAAAATCAATTTTAAGTAGCTTTTTACCGTCGAAATAATGAATTTTATATAAGTGATCGTTTCCGTAATTTTTCGCGTAGTATTCTACTTCTAAAACGCTATCTTTTAAGATTCTTTCACGTGCGGCCGTTCCGAATAAATAAGGCACCGTTTCGCCTTTTTTTGGAAAGTGTGTTAGGTCCGTTCTGAAAAGTGATAAACTTGTACCGGTTGACCTTGCAATGTGTATAAATTTTGCGCCTGGATTTTCCTCGATGCTTTTTTTATCGTGTTGAAAATCGGTTGCGTAATGCTTCACGAAATTTTTTGTTTTGTCGTGTAGCTGCTCGAAAATACTTTTTTCGGCCGGTATTAATTTTGCCGTTGTAATTCCGTCAATAGTTACAAAAATTTGTTTTTTAGGTTCAACAAATTTCGAGTAATCGATTTTTTTTGCTGCTGGAAATTGGATTGCGTTTTTCATGATTTTTATAAGATTTAGATTTAAAATAATTGAAATTTGTTAATTGAAAAAATGACCTACTAACGTCAAGCGCGTTCGGTCGTTTTAAAGATGTTTTTGAATTAACCTACTATATTAACTTTGCCGTTTGAATAGTAATATTGAAAGGCGTTATTGTCTCCGCAGCAATTGTATAAAGGCACATAAAAAGAATTATGATAATTTCCTGCATCATAAACGCCTGCAAGCTCAAAACCAGTAAAATTTTGCAAAATATTTTCCTCTCTATAGCCAAAAGGATTATTTTTTCTTTCGGATCCTGAAGGAGTTTTCCAAAGATTTTTCAAAAAATCAATTCCCTTTTTATTTTGTTCCGGCGTTAAGGTTGCCGGATTGTCCCAAATTTCGGATAAATCAATTTTTTCTTTAGCGTTTAACCTTCTGCAAATAAGGTTAATTTGCTGCTCTGTAGCAATACCGGAAAGAACTATTTCCGAAATTATTTTTTCACTTGAATTTTTCATGATGTTAAGAATTTAAAAGGTTTAAAATATCGTTTTCTGTTTCTTGAATGTTGTAAGACTGAAAGACAATCCCGCCGCCGTATTGTTTGTTATGAAATTTGCGGCCGCCAATTTTACGCGCTCTATTTAACGCGGTGTTATAACGATCTGAAATTTTAGCGCTAGTATTGAAATAATTTTCTGAATCTTTCAATAAGTTTGAAAAGTGGCAAACATAACGCGGGTTTCCGTTTACGTCGTTGTTTACTCTAGTAAATGAAATTTTTGTAGTTTCCATGATGATTAAATAATAAAGTTGATAATATTTGTAAATTCGCTAATAATAATAAGAAGGCCACAAGCGGAAAACGCCGTAATAAATAACAATATTTTGCCCTGTGTTTGTTCCGGTAATAAATTAAATTTTTTCATGGTTCTAATTTTTAAAGGTTGTAATAAAAACACTAACAAAGGCCGCCAGGAGTAACGATAAAAGAACGTAATTAAATAGCGTTTTAGTTGTCATGCAAAACATAAGCGCCACGACTATAAAACTACAAACGGCCAAAAGGAAATAAAGAATAAATTTTGATTTCATAATTTTAAATTTTTATTGTTTTAATTCTGAAACAAACGTACAACAGCACCACAAACGAAACTAATAAAATCGTTAATCTACATAAAAAGTCGATGAAATACATCATTGACAAAGTAAAATCCTACAAAAATATAGTGTTGAATAGTGTAAAAGTATCGATAAATAAAGGACTTTTGAAGGTTGCCGCCTGGAATAGTGTAAATTTGCCAATTAAAGGAAAGCAGCAGACACAAAACAAAGGACCAAAACACAATCCAACAACACCGGGGAACCTGAAGACACAAAAACCACGTTTTAAACGATCGTAAACATTAACAGACCGAAATATATATTTTAATGCGTTATTGTTGTTTAATTGTTTTTATATGCAACCTGGAAATATAGAAATATATTAATTTATTATAGGATCCGTTTAAATATCTGAAATTTGCCAATAGTCAGAGCGCACCAAGGAACACCCCAAAACAAACACACAACACCATACAACAACAATAAAAAAAAATAGCGCGTTTCCTTCACGGTTTTAAATTTCGTGATTGTCGAGTATTTTATGAAAGGTTAATTTAATTTTGTGGAGTTTTGTGCAACCTGGAAAGGCGCAACGCTTTAAAAATCAATAATTTGCGCGAGTTTTAAACGGGATCAATAAATTTAGTTATCGGAGTAAACAACAAAGATAATTTATAATTGATTGAAAGCTAGTAAGTTAGTGTTTTAATATACAATCGTATTAAGATTATAAATGTGAGATGAAGCAGCAGCAACCGAACATAAAAACGGCGTAAGTTTATACATAAAGGCCTGGATATCAAGTATAAAAAGGCAAAACATTTACAAAATATAATCCAAAAGAAAGGCCCCCGCCATCAAAAAAAACCGTTTCCCTTTTGCCGATTGCCGCCCAGGTCCGTGGGTATAATCCCTACCTACCACATACTCTCACCACATTTAAAAAACGAACCTACAATTTCTAAAACCTCTGTAAAACAAAGGGCTAATGCGGTATTCTATATAAAAGTGAACGATTTGGCTTAAAAAGGGCAAAAGTGAACGATTAGTGAACGATTTGGATATAAAAGTGAACGATTCAATAAAAAAAAGTGAACGATTAGGTATTGTTATTTGAACGTCGTTCACTATATTTGCATATTAGTAATTATAAATGTTTAAATAATGATTGATCAGGAAAAGGATTTCAGGCATAAAAAGATTTTGGATTTACATAACCAGGGTAAGAGCATTGCGGCTATTGCTAAGGAAATGGTAATGAGTAAGGGTGGAGTTCACAAAATACTTTCTAGTTTGATTATAAAAGGAGATTCTCCTAAAAAGGAGCCTATAGCTAAGGTTAAGTTATCTGGTCAAGAAGAAAGGTTTAGTTCGTTTGTAGGATATGAGAGAACTGATGTAAATCAATATGTACATAAGGAGACTGGTGAGATTGTAAATATAGCTTTTGTAAAGGCTAAGAAAGCTGGCGAATTTGGATATTTTGTGAAGGTATCTAGTGTTGAAAAAAAATCGACCGCAAGCGGTAATGAAGTAATCTAGAAATCATGACAGAGATAAGAGATCATAAGTACGAATTTAAAACGTACAATGGCAGAGTGAAAATTTACGTTGATGGGTATGTGATGTTTTGTTTTAATCAGATTGATTTTGCGGGATATTACGCCTATAAGGACGATCGTAATCTCTACGGACTCGATATTTATATGAATCGAGAAAAAGCGGGACAATGCCAGATGGAGATTTATTTTAAGACTAAGGAGAATTGGATTGGAGTTCTTAAATTGCTAGACGAAAACATGTAATTAATAAATATGGAAGATTCAAAACGTTGCGCGATTGAGCTTGTTGAGAAAATGCGTTTATCTAGTTTAAAGATTACTAAAAAAGACGCTAAGGTTTGTGCTTCAATTGCGGCTCAATACATTATTAATGCAAATCCGCACAGCAATCCTCTAAATACGGAAGTACATTCTACTATTGGATTTTGGCAAGAAGTTAAACAAGAAATAGAGAAATTATAAAATTGGAAAGATGGCTGAATGGTTAAAGCTGAAAGAGTGTGCAGGTTCGAGTCCTGCTCTTTCCCCTACAAGTTGATCATTGGTCAGCAACACAACTTTGATAAGTGCTTGCACACGCGAGATTTTAATTACTAGGAATTGTTAAAATAATAAAGAAATTATGCCAGATATATCAATGTGTTCTAATGCACTATGCCATTCTAAAGATTATTGCTATAGATTTACAGCTACTCCTAATCCCCATAGACAAAGTTATATGGGTTTTGGTCCTAAAGAAGGAGAAGATAAATGCGATGATTTTTGGCCAAATAATAAAGACTCTGAAAAATGTAAACTAAATGGAGTTAAACGTGAAGGTGAGATATGCAATTTAGAACAATGCAACTATCCTAAATGCACCCAAGAAAATTATTGTAAGTATTGTCATCAAACAGATGGTGTACATAAAATGGGTTGTGAAACTAGAAAAATACAAATAAACTTATGAAACAAACAGCAGTAGAATGGTTAATTTCTAAAATAGAGGTTAATTCAAATCCTTCACTTACACAAAAAGAAATGATTGTATACATTGAACAAGCCAAAGAAATGGAAAAGCAACAGATAATTGATGCTCAATCCTATGCAATATCAAAAGCTGATATGACAAATAATAGAGGTTTTTTTGATTGCGAACAATACTACAACGAAACATTTAACCTTTCACAACAAGATAAACCCTAAATTTTGGGGTTTATGTAATGACAAAAAGTAAGATGACACTAAAAGAAAAGTTTGAACAATATGCAAAGGATGAAATTTGGCGAACCAGAAACTATAATGCAGAAGAATGTGAACTTATAGCAGATGAATTTGCTATTGGATTTGCAGAGTGGTATTTGAATTTATCTAAATCAGATGATTGGGAAAAATTTGATTACAACACAAATGAAAAACTACTAGAAATCTATAAAAAAGAAAAAGGATTGTGATTTACTTTAAATATTCAACAAGGCTTGTAATATTATTTGATAATATAGTTATCAAAATACCTATAAGCAGAAGAGGTTATCTACAAGGAATCAATGAGAAATACGTTTGGGATAAGTATAAAGATATTGATTTATTAGCGGAACTAAAATGGGTATTTATAGGTGTAGTATGTCAAAAGAGATATGATGCTGTTAAATCAATACCAAATGTAGTTGTAAGACGTATTAAATCAAAAGTTCCTGAATTTGATTTTGATAACTGCGATTTACATAACAGTAAAAACTGGGGAATAGAAAATAAAGAATACATCTTACTTGACTATGGTATCAACAAACACATTGCAAGTTTATATTAAAACAAATAAACCTATAAAACGGCAGTAAATGTAAAAAAGTGCCAATAATCAGATAAAAAATGAAATTTGAAACTTGGTTAGACGACAATTATCCGTACAGAAATAGAAATTACAGGAATGAAAAATTGTACGGCAAAAGCAAATATGACGAAACTTATTTATACAACGAACTATTAGAAATTTTTAAAAAAGAAATTATGATTCCATTACATTACCCGCAGCAATACGATGTTATAGATTTTGTAAGCGACAACGGCTTAAATTTTAACGAGGGAAACGTTATTAAGTACATTACGCGCGCTAGAAAAAAAGGAACGCATTTAATTGATTTAGAGAAGGCCTTGGATTATATCCAGCGAGAAATTAAGATTGTGAGAGAGAAAGAATTAAAATTAATAGAAAACGATCGATGATTTCCAAAGAACAATTTGCAAACGCAATAGAGGCTATAAGATTGCAGCAATACGAAGATAAAAAGAATAGTCAATTGCTTCAAGAAGCGTTTTCAATTAACGAATTTCCGATATTTCAGAATGATAAATTGGTTAATACAATAATAGACTTGCTTTCTTTTTGGTTTGACAAAGAAGAATTGCAACACTATTGTTTTGATTGTGATTTTGGTAAAACTGGACCTGAATCTGAATGGGAAACACCTGAAGAATTATATAACAAACTGCTTAAAAATAAAAAATGACTGACCAAGAAAAATTAAATGAGCTATTGGCTAAAAGAACAAAACTTATGCTTAAAGGATCAAACGACGAAAAGTTAAACGACAAAATTCGTGAATTGCAAAAAATAATTCGAGATGCAAGAAGATAAAAGAAAGTACAACGGCCGACGCGCAGGAACTACTAAAAACAAAATTCAAGGCGCATTTGCTGAGAAAAAAGATACTTTCGGAAGCGCTAAAGAAAAGAGAAATAGGTTCCAAACCGAATCGATGGAAGAATTTCTTAAAATTAAACCAGGAGAAACTTTTGAGCAATGGGAAAAACGCACTTCTAAAAAAAGAATCCATGGCGTTACAAAAAAGAACAATTTGTCAATTGCCAAAAACGGAAAAATAGTCGTCGATAGAGAACGATTAACCGGAATGGCCAAAGAGAAGCAAGTTATAATTCGCCACAAATTTATAGAGCGTCCGTATGACTTTTTGGAAAATTATGCTTTTATTATGCGCTGGGCTAGTATTAGGTACAACATCTCAAAAGACGACATTGAAATTGCTTTTTTCTTTTATGGAAAAGGAATGTTTACCAAGGAAGAATTTACGCGCGTATGCGTTCAATTAGGAACCGTAAAAGGTGTTTGGACTAGATTTGTAAATAAGCCTTACATTACCGCAGCAGTTTTAGTAACCAAAGATAATGTAGTCAAAGAAATGGAATATTATCAATTAACGGCTGAATTTTCAAGATTGCTATTGGCGGTTTATGGCGGTTTGTCCAAAGTAAACAAACTAACTTTGACAATTAGATCATCTGCTCAGTACAAAAGAAACGTAGTGCATAAAGAACTAAATGATTTTTTAGAACAACTTAATCGAGAAGTTGACCAAACAATAAAAGGAGAATTAATTCCTTATTTTGACAAGAAAAATATTGAATAACTTTTAATAATTGTAGCAGTAGCAAACTGCATAAAACGCATATTGCAATATGCAATATTGATTACAAAAAAACTGAAATTTAATTTAAATCCCGATTGCAAGGATAAGTGCTAGAATTACAATGAACAAATCAGAATTAATTAAAGTTGTTGCTTATAAAGCGTCAGTAACTCAAGAAACGGCAAAAAAAGTTATCAATGCGACTTTTGAAATTATTGAAAAAGCAACCATGGAAGAAGGTAGAGTTGCAATTGCCGAATTTGGCGTTTTCAAAAAGCATGAAGCGGCTCCAAGAGAAGGAAGGAATCCAGCAACAGGACAAAAATTACAAATTCCGGCAAAAACGCTAATTAAGTTTAAACCTTCACAAGCATAAACAAAAAACCCGATACATTAGCATCGGGTTTTTTATTATTGTTTTTCTTGAAAGTCTTTCGCTTCTTCCGAATTGAC